CCGAGCGAGACGTCGGGGAGGCGGTCACTGTTATGGCTGTGACAGGAGATGCGGCGAGCTTCCAAACGCCTGCGTCATTGACCCAGACCTCCGGTCGCTTCCATATTCCGTTGTCGTTCAGCCAAACCTCGGGGGTCTTCCAGACGCCCTCGTCGTTGACGTGGAGGGGCATCAGACCTTGAGCCAGATGTCGCCGCTGTTGCCGCCCGAGGGGGAAGCCGCAGAGATGGTGACGACACCACCAAAGCGGCTGGTGTCCGCGAGGGACAGGACGCGCCGACCCGCTTCGCGTATAACGCCCGCGGTTCCAAGGTTGCCCGAGCCATCCAGCTTAAAGGCGTCAGCCACGGCCGACCACCCGCCGATGCGGAACACATCATCTGTGCCGAGGCCCATGTTGATCGCGGAGGAGTTCGTCCGGTGGAACGAGATAGCGGCGACAGTGGACGGACCTCCGCGAACCGAGAGAGACCCCATGTCGTTGGCGCTGTTTACGTCGGTGGCCCCGCTGCTTCTTCCAGTGATGAGGTCGCTTGCAATCAATGGCCCGCCGAGGTTCAGCGACCCGTCGTTAAGGTTCAGGGTCATAGGCCACTGTCCGTTCGCCAACGTGGTCCAGCTCGTGCTGTTCGTGCCGCCTCGCATGAAGTAGGCGATGTCCGCGTTGACGTGGATGCCGAAAGTTCGGTGGTCGGTGTCGTGCCACCACAGGGTCGGGGAGGAGGATCGCAGATACGAAGACTGCCCGTAAACGGTCAGATCGCCGCTAGGATCGAGCCTCATTATCTCCCCATCAGAAGGACTGCGCCACTCGAAACCGTAGCCGGACCCGAAGTAAGTCCGCCCGTTTTCGGCGAAGAAGAAACGGTTGCGACCCTCGCTGGTGGTAAGCCATTGGCTTGTGCCTCGGCCCATCTTGCCAATCAAGGCTTCGTTCAGACCCGACACGTCGTCGGTAGAGTGCCCGTGGCCGCTCGGAGGGAACGCCGAAGGCTTGCCGCTGATGTTCGACCAAGGGGCACCGCCGCTAATGCTGATGGGCCAGATGCTCCCGAAGTTGGAAGCATCAACTTGGACGGCCAGCGAAGACCCATTCCATCCGATGTAGAGCTTGCTCGGGAGCTGGCCGGTGCCGCCGCCCTGCTGGACAGGCGAGAAGCCGAGGGATGCCTGCTTCGCGTCCAGCGCCGCCTGCAGGCCGGAGACCTGTGCGATGCTGTGGGTGTGCGAAGCGGAAGCATAGGAGCCGACAGGCTGTTTGCCGTCGAGAGCCGTCTGGAGACCAGCAACGTCGGCGATGACGTGACCGTGAACCAGAGGAGCCTTGCCCGCGAGGGCGTTGGTCATGGTCGTGGCGAAGTAGGGATCGTCCCCAAGAGCCGCTGCGAGCTCGTTCAGAGTATCCATCGTGACCGGGGCTTGCCCGACCAGCGCCTCGATACGGTCGTCGACAGCGGCAAGGGTGGCGAACTGCGCCGGGTCGATGGAGATGGCGTAGCCATAGGCCGCGTCTCGGGCCTCCTCCGCACCCACACGGGCTGCTAAGGCGTTATCGGCGTTCAACAGGCTCTCATCCCGAGCCGTGAGGGCTTCGGCGGAGGCGTTGGCAACGGCGAGAGCGTCGTTGGAGACCTGTGAGGCCCATGACTGCACGGCGGCCCAACGGGCGGCCACGTCATCGCGGAGGGTCTGTGCTTGGTCCCGCGAAACGAGCGCGGCAGCTTGCGCGCCCGTGGCTCCGGTCAAGGCGCTCTGCGCGTCTGCCTTGTGTTGTCCTGCGAGGATGGCCGCAGCTTCCGCGGCGTCCCGGTGTGATCCCGCCAGAGCGGCAGGACCTTCCACCAGATCGAGCACCGAAGGCAGCGACAGGAAGTTCTCCGTCGTGCCCTCGGCGTTCGTCAGGGGATATTTGCCGTCAAGGTTGGGACCACCAGACGGGTCGCCGGCAAGCCAAGCCGCGAGCTGGTCGAGCTGGCTGTTCCACCGCAGGAGGACGTTGGAGACCTGCGTGGCGAGTTGTGCGTTGGTGGTCATGGGACCTCTTAGGCTTCGGGGGTTTCCTGCTCCGCCGCGCGCTGCGCTTCGGAGAACTGCTTGATGGCCGTGAACTGGCCGAGCTGCTTGTCGACAGCGTCGAGCTCGTCACGGAGCTGCGCCTTGCGGGCGAGAAGGGTGACGATATTCTGGTCGATGTTCATATTATTCTTCCGTGTATCTGATGCCGATGGAGTTCGCCGCCGTAGGTTCGACGGCTTGTCTGTGGTTGTGTTGATGAAAGAGGTCCGCCGAACGCGCAGAGCCGCATCGCCAGCGGGCAGGGTTACGGCCGTTGTCGCGGACACGCCTATACTCACCCTATGGACGTAGCGCCGCAGAGGTCTCGGCTCCGCCCCTCCCGTCATTCCGGCGTTACTAACGAGCGTGAAGGAGGTCGCTGTGGACGAGTAAGACCCTCTTTGGGTCCAAGGTCCAGATGCAGATGGCGCGCTCTCCAGCACGTAGGCAATTGAGTAGCTTTGACGCGCCGAGACGTAAGGGTCCGGTGGCGGGAACTCCGCGTCCCAAGTTGACCCTGTGGCAAGCACCATGCCGGAGCTCGCGTTCACAATGGCGCTTGCAGGACGTCCTTGGGTCGCGAATGGACCAAGAACGACAGCCGAGGTGCCCACCAGAGTTGTCTGGATCGCGTTGCTGATTGTTCCTGCAGACAGGCTGCCGCCGAAGTAGGCATCGCCGTTTGTCTTGAGGAACGTGATGGCGTTCGCCTCACTGCACTGATCGACGTCCATCTTGGGACCGAACCACTCAATGAACTGGCCCTCGCTGCCGAAGCCTACGCCTGCCACTTTCATGTGTGTCCCGTTATCCCAGATGATGCGCCCGGTCCCCACCACCATGTCGGCGTTGAGTTGACCGTTGGTCAGCTTACCGATGGTCAGTGAGCCGATGATTGCGTCAGGGATACGGACGACGCCGCCGGAGACCTCGAAAGGAACCCGAGGAGCCCCGCCGTTGGGATCGACGATAGCGAAGCGGTCGGCCGTCACCACGAAGCTCCCGCTGGCCCCGTTGTTGAACTGGCGGAACCCGGTGATGTGACCGTTGACGTTGAGGACGACCCCGTATTGGGCAGAGAGCCCGTTGACGGTCGACTGCAGCGTGGAGACGCTGGCAATGTTTCCATTCAGGGAGCTCTGGAGCGCCGTAAGGGACGAGGCCAGAGAGCTATCGGCCGAAGCGCGGGCGGTCTGCTCGGAAACGATGGCGGCCTCGGCAGTGCCGATGCGGGCGTCGATCCCGGACAGACGGGTGCCAAGGGCCACACCTCCTCCGAGCCGCACGGTGCTCTCATTGAGAACATAGGCGAGACCGTCGGAGCTGGTGGTCCCGAGCAAGTCCAGCTTGGTCGCCAGAGCGCCGTCGGCGTTAACGCGGGCAGTCGCTTCGGACTGCACGGCTGCTCCAATCTCACCCCGAAGGGTCGCTGCGAGACCGTTGCGGGCAGTTGCTTCTGCGCTGATGGCATCTGCACGGGCAGTCTGCTCTGCCACTATGGCCGCTTCGTTGGCGCCCGCGCGGGCGTCGATAGCGGTCAGGCGTTGCGCAAAGGTTTCCGTAGGAGACACGCGGAGAGTGTTGAGGTTGGCGATGAAGCCGGTCCCGCCTGCACTCTTGGCGCCGATGAGGGAGATGGTGTTGACCAAGGCCGTGTCACCAGCGATGCGGGCGTTGGTTTCGTTTTGGATGAGCGTGGCGATGCCGGTGCCGGGGTCTCCCCCAAGCAGGCTGTCGACCACCCCGCGAAGCGTGGCGAGCTCGTCGTTGACGGCTCCGATGTCGCCTCCTTGTGCGGAGATAGCCTCGGCGAGGTTCAAGACCTCGATCCCGTTGGCGTCGATGTCGGAGATGCGGCTGCGGAAATCATTCAGGAGAGCGTCCGCGGCCGCTTGCTGCGCGATGAGGTTCGCCATCTCCTCGGAAGGGATGGTGATGCCCCCGAGGTCTGCGATGCGCGTGAAGGCTCGCCCAATGGTCCGCTCTTGTGCGGCGGCAAGCTCTTGCTGGCGGAATAGGACCTGCTGGACGGCCTTGTTCAGGTCGTCAGCGGTGAGGATGTTTCCATCCCGAAACTTGACGAGGGCGTCTTCGATTGGCGTGACGCGCTCGACGGTGACGAAGGCCCCCTCCGAGACCCCGAAGGACAGCCGGAGGCGGCTGGCATTGGGCCACGAGAGGGGGTTCGTTCTGTCGCCATTCACCCGCACGACGAGGTGTTCGCGGCTGATGTAAGGGAACGGGACGTCGAAGTCCCGCTGCCCTGCAGAGGCCGTGTATTCAACGTAGGGGGTGATGGTATTTCTCCTTATAGGCCGGGGTCCGGCAGTCCGAGGGAGCGGACGTCTTCTGTTGCGAGCTGACGGGCCTCCGAATTGGTGGACCCGCTGTTCATGTAATCGACGAAGGACTTGTATCCGACGCGCTTGGCTTCGTAGCCGGGGTTGCGTTCCTCCATGATTTCCCGAGCGTTGGTGTTGAGACCTTCGAGAACGTCTTGGATCGCAGCTTCACGGGCCGCCTTGGTAGGCAGCGCGTTGAACGCAGGATCGTCGAGGAGGTAAGCAAGCGCCTCTCCGAGGGTTTCCCCGTTGGAGTTGGTCGCTTCGGTCGCCCGGATTTCACGGAGCTGGTCGAGCTCCTTGCCGGTCAGGCGGAAGCCTAGCCGGTCCCGCTTCTCGATGTCCGAGAGGTCGAGCCGCATATCCGCGAGCTTCTGGCGGATGTGGCCGGGATCGGTCGCACCAGCGTTGATGCCCATGAAGCGGCCGTCCTTCGGTTGCCCGAGCCAATCCCTTTTGACACCGAGGTCGGTGCCGGGGATCAGGCGGAGAAGGTCGTCCATGATCGACATTGTCTCCGGGATTTCTCCTCGGACGGTGTCGGCCACTTGGCGCGATGTGCCGGACAGGGGAACCTGTGCGACCGCGAGGGTCCGCGCGAGTTCCTCTCCGAGCTTCACGATGCCGCTGGTGCTGTCGCCTTCCTTGGTCTGGAAGAACGCCTGCATGGCTTCGCGGAACCCGGTCAGGTAGGTCTTGTCTAGCACGGCTTCGCGGAAGGACAAGCCCGCCACGTTCACCGCAGTCCACCAAGCCTGCTCCTCGGAGTAACCCATCTTGAGGTCCCGGTCGCGCGCCTTCAATGCCTGCCCGAGCATCCCGCCGAGGGCGAGCGAGTAGGCGAAAGGATCGAGACGACCGAACTCAAAGTAGGCTCCGCCGGGGAGGTTGAGCCGGTTGGACGGCTTGCCCTCAAGCTGGCCGGTGTTGTTCCAGCCCCCGTTGGTGATGGTGATGGCGCCGGCTGCACCCATAAGGGCGCCCATGCCGATGACCATACTCCCGACCTCCATGCGAGCAAGCTCGATAGCGGCCTCCGGTCCACCCTTGGCGAGAATGGCTTGCACCTCACGGGCTTTGCCACCCCACGGGGTGTAGTGGACCATTCCGCGCTCGAAGATGCGAGCCGGTGTGGAGACGTAGGGGAACAGCGTCGTGCGAACGATGTCGACGACAGGAACGTCCTTGGACGAGTTCAGGATATTCGCGAGGCCCTTCATGGGAGCCGTTTGCGGGCCATCCATGAACAGGACGCGGTCAGCTTCCTTCTTGGCCTGCTCCTTGACGGAGAGCCCGAAGTTCACTGCCTCGTCGACCGTGCCGGTTGTCGCGAGCTGCTCCTCTGCTTCCCGAAGGAGCTTTGCGGGAGGCATCTCTGCGAGTTCGATGGCGCGCTTCTCGACATACTTGCCGAGGGCTTCGCCTTCGAGACCGGCCTTGCGCCCCTCGCGCACCGCATAGCGGGAGGACAGGCGATAGGTCTCCTTGAGCATGACCATGTTCGAGCCCCAACTATCCATCGCCCCGGTCGCCACTTTGGCGGTCAGGGTCCCGGCGTAGTCGAGACCTTCTGCGCCCACGGCTCCGGCGCGCTGCGCGGCCGCCCAAACACGGGCAAAGCCGCCTTGGCGTTCCAGCTCACGGATGCGTCGATTGAACTCCTCGGGATTGTGGACCTTGGCGCGGGCAGCAGTGTCGAACTCGCGTAACGGCGCCGGCTCATAGCCAGCATCAAGCAAGCCCTTCTTATTCCCGCTGGCGTTCGCAGCCTTCCCGAGGTTCCCGGAGAGTGTCGCAATGCGCTCCACGTTCTCCCAATGGTCCCACTGGATGCGCTGCATCATCGCCTTCATCCCGGCCATATGGGTCTGGAAATAGACCCGGTCGGCAACGGCCTACTCCAGATGGAGGTCAAAGGCTTCGTCGACCATCCCCGCGCGCTTCATGGCGAACATGGCGTAACGTGGGGCGATGTGGTTTCGGAAAAGGTCGTGAGAGATGAAGCCAGCCACGTTGAACATCGCGGTGGCAGGTGAGAGGAGGTTCGATTGCACGAACGAGACCATCGAACGCTGCATCCGCATGAACTTGCTGACGGTCTTCACGTCATCGACGTTGTTCAGGGTGTTCAGGAGCTCGTCGATGTCCCGCGTGGTGCGGGCTCGCTTCAACATGGTCGCGAGGGTGGTGTCATCCATCTCATCCAGAGCTGCGCGGACGCGCGCCTGAATGGCCTTGCTGTCTTCGATCTGCTCCGCGCCGTCGACAACCTCGTCGACCCCGAGCTTCGATTTCATCCGCAGGGAGCCGAGAGCTCGGCCGACCTGTGACTTGATGTAGTTCGAGCGCGAGGTGAGCGAGATGGCTTCGGCGATGGTGGACGCAAGCTGCTCCTTGGCTTCTGCGTCGCCCTTCTGGACGAGAGGCAGGAAGACCGAGCGGGCCTTGGCGAACTGGACCGAGGCGAGCATGGCGACGTGATCTGCCACGCGGGCGTCCATCACAATCTTGCCAGCCCGGTCGGCTGCGCCGTCGATGTCATCCTCTGTGAGGATGCGGCCGAACCGTTTGCGGAACTCGTCCTCAATCGAACCGAACGACCTCTGACCGGCTCCCGCCTTCTCCAGAATGGCCGTCGTGGCTTCTTCAAGGAGAACTGCGGCGCGGTGCGCGGTGTCCGCATCGACGCCGGTGTCGGAAACGTCGATGCCGAGGAGCGAGCGGTAGTGAGGATCGTCGACGACCGTGCCAAGGGCTTCGGCCTTCTCAAGACGCTTGGCGAGGAGGATGGCCTCCTGCGTCGTCATCTTTGCCACACGTTGCGCGATGACCCCACGGGCCTTGCCCATGTCCCCGGTTAGTTCCCGGATCGACAGGACAGCGCCGTCTTCGACGACGTCGTCGGCTGCGCCAGTGATGATGTTGCGAACCTGCGGCTGTTGGACAGGGGTGCCCTTCTTGGCTCCCTTGGCTCCCACAACGGTCGCTGCGTCAGCAAGGTCGCCAGCCACGGAGGGCTCTGCACGTCGCAGGACGACGTCAGGCGAGAACTGGTCGAGGACCTTCTGCGGACGCCCGTGACGGATCGCGAGGCCGAGCTTCTTTGCTCCGCCGACCGCACCGGCCACTGCTGCGGAACCGAGAGGGACGATAGCTGCCCCGAGGGTGTATCCGAACACACCGCCCAAGGCGCCGCCAGCGGCTGCACCCTTCACGCGGTCGAACAGGTCCCCGTCGGCCGAGCCTGCTCCATAGAGAGCCCCCTGCACCGCGCCAACGGCGGCAAAGGTTCTGGCGTTCTGGGCAGTCGTGGAGACGCCGCGAGAGATGTTTGCGGCTTGTGCTGCTTTTGCGCCGCCAGCCACGCGACCGCCCCATCCCATGAAGGGGACGAAGCCGCCGAGCATCTGGCCGGCGAAGAAGGCACCTCCGTTTTCTTCGGAGGCTGCGTCGAGGATCGCGCGGTTCTCTGCGAGAGCCGTGTCATAATCTTTGCCGAGGAAAAGCCAATCGGCCCCGGCTCCGAGTTCGTCGAGAAATCCGAACGTGACGGTGTCCGCCAAGCCCATTGCCCACGAACCGGCTGCATCAGCTTTACGGTCGGTGATGTCGACCTTCCGGCGGACCTCCGATGAGGGGATGGTTCGGGTCTCGGCACGAGCCGGAGCAGGAGCGGCGGCCCCGTAATCCGGTTGCCAATCGTCGAATGTGTAATCGCTCATCAGAGGTCCTTTGGTTTTATCGGAGGGAGTTGGAGGCGTCAGCGGTGGGAGCCCGGAAGCTGCGCACCATCCAGTTTTGCAGCTCGCTCTGGGTGTCTGCCCAATTCGGGGCTTCACCCGATGCTGCGTCGGTGAGGGCTTCGAGCGACAGGCGACCGAGTTGTGCCTCGGCCATCTTCGCCGCTTCTTCGCGGGTCACTCGTTGCACCTTCCCTTGCGGGTCCACGTATTCGAGACGTGTTCCGGGAGGCAGCTTCGACCCGAGAACTTCGGCCGTCCGCTTGACGTTGCGCTGGTAGGTTTGGACCGCAGGCGTGGAGAGGTTGAGGTTCTCCATCCCTTCGGCCAAGCGTCCCGCCTGAATGGCAGTTTCCGCCCGGACAATCGGGTCTTCGATCAGGTGCAAGCTGCCCATGACCGAGGTGATGATGTTCCGAGGGTCTCCGCCCTTGCTGAAATAATCGAAGGCTGCGACCCCAATGACGGAGCGCGCTGTCCGTTCGATACGCTGTTGCTCGGCTGCTTCTGCCCGGTCAGCTTGGGACTGACGGTAGGCTTCTTCGCCGCGCTCGTGCGCCTGCAGGCTCTCGAACCACTTGGCCGCTTCGACGTCTGACAAACGCCCCTCTCGGTGCGCCTTGGTGATGTCGATGCGGGTCAGGGGCGGCCCGTTGCCGATCAGCCGGAGAGCAAAGGCTCCCGAGGTTTCCGTGGAAATCCTCGCGCGCTCCTCGTCCTCGAAAGCGTCCCAACGCTTCACCAGCGCCTCACGCTGTTGCAGGAGGAGCTGACGTTGTTCGGCATTGGCCGCAAAGCGACCTTCGAGTTCCGGGATGAGCTGCGCCGTCGGGTCCATCGCACGATCCCGCACCGACCGGGGGAGCCCGTTCGGAGTGTAGGAAGGATCGCCGGGAGGAACCGCGGCAGGCGTCGAGCCGGGTTCTGCACCCATCTTCCGCTCTGCCCATGCAACGAGCTGGCCCGCATTGCGGACCCCGCTGAACACGGAGCTGTTCGCACGACGCGAGGACCGAGACACGAGGTCGCCAATGTTGGCGTTCGGGTCGGCCTTGAGGACCTTGAGAGCGTCGCCTTCGCCGAGGAAGTGCATCAGATAGACGGTGGCGTCATTGACGGCCACGCCGTTCTTCTGGAGCTTCTCGACGTTCTGCCGGGTGAAGGTCTCCATGACCTTGTCCTGCGTGGCTCCGTCCGCGCGCTTGGCGAGGATTTGAGCCTCACTCTCCCCGGTGTCCCCGAAGGTCTGCCGGTAGCTCTGGAGCCAAGTCCCCTTGAGGAACTGGTAGCGCCCGTAGGCCGAGCTGGTCGCGGCTGCTGCGGTGTCGTTGCCGCTGCTCTCCGCGCTCCGGTTGCGGCCCATGTAGTTGCCAATGTCGAAGTCCGCAGGAGCCGGCTGTGCGGCACCTTCGGGGACACTTGCGACACTGGACGGGCCGGGATCGAACGAGACGATCCCCGAGCGTTCCTCGGGAGGCAGTGAGGCTTCGGCAAGGCCGAGAGCTTGGTCGAGGAGGGCAACGCCTTCCTGATGTCGACCCTGACGCTCCAGCTCGCCCGTGATGGACGTGACCGTGTTCAGGTAGGCGGCCGTCACTTGCTCCTGCGGAACCGATGGGGGAACCCGGTCGATCAGCTCGGCAATGTTGACAGGTTCGCCAGAGAGCACTCGGTTGCGCACCGAGGTCTGGAACAGGTTGAGGGCTTCGCCTTCAAAGCGAGCGGTGATGCGCTGGCCGGCGGCTGCGAGTAGGACAGGGCGGGATTTCTGAACCTGACCGAGGGCAAGCAGATAGCCGTCCTTGTGGCCCATGTCGATGACTTCGCCGGTTTCCGGGTCCTTCACGAACGAGCCAAAGTATTCCTTTTCAATCCATTCGGCAGCACTCTTGAGACGACCTTCGAGGGTCGGCTCCTGCTGCTGTTCGAGGAACTCTTGGAACTCCAAGTCCTTTGCGGTCTTGTGCTCGAACCAACGGGTCTCCGTCTGGGCCATGCCAAGACCCCGGCGGTAGGCTTCGGAGCGACCCATGCGTTCTTCGCTGGTCGAGCCGGTCATGTGGTCGAGGAGAGCCTGTTCGTAGTTGTCTTCCTCCTCAATCGCGAACTTCGCCTGTGCGGTTCGCTGTGCGTTGCCGAGGCCATCCTCCAGCATCCCGAGGGATCGTAGGATGCCTTCTGCTCCGCCGGAGCCGCGACGGGCTGTCCGCATATCGCCGAAGGTTTGGAGTTGGTTCTGCCGAGGATCGACCTCGGGGAGGATGCCCTGCCGCCGGTCGACCTTCCGGTCGCCGCGGAGGACCCGCGCTTCGTTTCTTGAAAGGTCGCGGTTTGGCATTAACCTGCTCCTGCGTTCTGGCTTGCTTGGGCCTTGTTGATCTTGGCGCCGTTGATGCCGGACCAAGCGTTGAGGCCCGCGCCTGCGAGCTGAAGACCGGCGCCCACGGCGTTGACGTTCTGAACTTGCGAGAACATCGAGTTGGCTTCCGCCACGTTGGCGGCGACACGGCTCTCTTGGTTGGCGATGGAGCGGTCGTTCGACATCTCCGCCTGCATGGCGCTATCCATCAGTAGGGTGTCGACGGAGCCCGTCAGGGCAAGGCCAGCTTCGCCAGCGGCAGCGCGGACGCGCCCCTGCTCACGGCGGGAGGCCCGCATGGTGTCGAAGATTTCGGTGGAAGCCTTGCGACGGGCTTCCTCGTTCGTAAACTCAAGCTGCTGGTGGATGGCCCTGTTCTGGGCCTTCGCCGCTTGGCTTTGAGCAATTAGGCTGTAGCCGGTAGAGGCCACCGCCGTAACGCCTGCGGCGATGGCAAGGCTTACGGGTTCACACATGGATAGACCTCGCGAATGTGTAGAAGGCACGGCGTTCTCGGCCGTGGAAGGGGTGGAGGGAAACAAGCCGGAAGCCGGTCCATTTGAGCCAGCGCATCGAGACCTCGTTTCTCGCGTCGATGTAATTCCAGAGGAGGTCGTAATCGGCCTGCATCTCATCCATGTAGCGGCGAGAGTGGCGAGCGATTGACAGGGCCTCGTCTTCGATGCCGTCGGTGCCAAGCATCCACGCTGCACCCATGCGGGGTAGGGCGAGCGGGGCGGCTCCGAATACGGCGATGGGTTCCCCGGTCTTGTCCGAGGTGATGACCCAACCGTGAGACGAGATGCTCACAGATCGGGGGAGAATGTCGTGGATAGGGATTGCCGAGGAGGCGCGAACCTCCTCGACATCCTGTTTCCGCATATTGGCTGCGATGCGGTCAAGCCACGGCCCCACGGTCTCCCAAGGGGTCTCACGCAGGTCGTGGACTGTTATCGTCATCGCAATGCTCTGTGCTGGAAGAAGCCCTCCCATTCCGCCGACACGAAGGTCGAGGCGACGTGTGTGTCGTTCGTCAGGGCCACGGTGCATTGCGCCGCGTCCCCGAAGACTTGGAAGGAGAACTTGCCGGTGTGATAGGCGGGCCGTCCAAGCTCCAGCTCCGCAGAGCCAACGACCATGCCGTCGAACGCTGCGAGTTTGGAAGGAACGACCTCGGTGATGGAGGGATCGGTCAGAGCCCCGTAAGGCGAGACCTCGGCTCGGAAGAAGCCGGTGCCCACATAGTTGACCGTGAAGGTCCGAAGGGTCAGTCGGCCCGTCGAGAGCGGTCGGTTCTGATAGTCCAGCGGGAATTGCCGCGAGAACTGGAACCGCATCTCATAAGCCTCGCCCGCCGTGATGGTCTCGGCAATCTGACCGGGGACCCGAACGGTCGTGGGGTTCAGCCACTCGTATCCTGCGGTGTTCACCAGAGCGCCTCCGACAGATGACGCCTTGCCTCGAAGGAGACGGGCGGAGCTCTGTTGGGGAGCGTAGGGGAACGTGAAGGTCGTCTTGTCCGCCGAGGAGTCGTAGGTCCCGGTGAGGGCGACACGTCGGTCCAGATAGGTCTGCTCGTCCTGCTCTGCTGGCTTGGCTTCCTCTGCGAGGTTCATGCGTTCAAGCCGGAGGTTTCCACCGTAACGCACGAGAAGGTAGAGATAACCGGCCAGATAGGTCCCAGAGACGACATCACCCGAGAAGCGCCAGCGGCGCCAAGCGGAGATGACCTTCTCGTTCCCGTTCCAGTAGAACTGATAACAGAAGACGTCCCGGCCGCCGGTCAAGGCAAACAGGGCTTTCATGTTCGGAGCCGCGATGAGATGCTCGATGTCCTCGGGGATGAAGTCGGGGACGTGGGCGGTGATTTCAGCCGCCGACAGGCCCTCGCTTCCCGCGAGACGGGTGTATTCCCAGATGACCGAATAGCCGTTCTGGTTCCCCGCGTAATAGACCTCGGAACCGATGGAGACCGGGCGGACCTTGAGGTTCACCTCGTAGCGCGTGACGGGGTCGATTGCGACCGAGCTAGGCGTCAGGCCGTCCTCGCCGTTCGTGATGCTGAACTGGACTTGGTCCGCGAACGCCATGATCCCGTCGTTGAAGGGCAGGGCGTAGTTCAACAGGGCGACGTTGGAGGTGGTGACAGCTACGTCGACGACGTCAGATGCGACTGCGTCGAGGACGGTATTGCGCCAGAAGTTGCCGAAGTCGCCCGCGCACGAGAACACGACGTTCTCATCGACCAGCAGGCCGAGGCGGTTCTGGTAGAAGAACACGTCCCGGATGGATCGGCCAATGAAGGTCGGCTCCGGGTTGGTATCAAGACTACCGACACGGCGCGGTGCCCACGAGAAGGGAGCGAACGTGAATGTCCCGTCCCCCTCGCGCACCAGCGCAAACGGCATGGTGTTCTGGTCGAGGTGGTTACGAAGGCCGTTCGGGACGGTCTCCTCCCACACTGCTCCCACGCGCCGCACGTAGAACGTGGTGAAGCCCGTATCGACTGATCCAGTGACCTTGTAGATCGAACCATTTGGGGCGTCTGCGGGGAGCTTCTCAACGCTCGTGACTTCGCCGGAGAACGTGCCGGGGCCTTTGTTCGCGAGATACGTTGCGACCGAACCGGCGAGGACGTCGAACGCGAAGCCGCTGCCAGTGAGGCCGCCAGAGCTCCGTGGGAGCCAGCGGGAGGCTTCGCTGTCGACCTGTGTTGCGTCCACGGTTGGGGACATCAGACAGGTCTTCTCGGTGTTCACAATGAAGGTGTAATCGGCGACCGTCACTGCCCGGAACTTTCCGCCAGCCAGATAGGCGAACCCGCCGGGACCATTAACGGTCTTTGCGGAACCGTCGGAGCTGTCGAAGACACGTAGGACGCCGCCGTCGATGACGACGATGTAACGCTCGGTCACGTCCCGGTTGATGTGGTGGATAAAGGCGTTCTCGGAGAAGGCTCCGAGGTCTGCCAAGTCCTCCGTCGGGGGCCGCTTGCCGACACCCTTTGAAAGGATGCCGTGGGTGTTCAGCTCGTCCTCGTTCTGATCCGAGGATCGGAGGATGGCCGGCTGGCGGCTCACGCCGTTGTGGATGGCGGATAGGACCCGCTGCCGTAGGCTCATCAGTAACTCCGGTTGTTGATGCGGGATGCCATTGAGGCGTTGCCCAGGAACAAGTTGGTCTTGCGGGTCCGACGCTCCTCACGCTGCAGGAGAACCCACGCGCGGATTTCGTCGTCCTCCTCGAAGCGGTCGATGATTTGCGAGCCGATGAACTTGCTCTGGAACCGGCGGCCTGCCGAGATAGCGATGTAGCTCCGAGCGGCCTCTGGGAGGTCCTCGAAGGTGAAGCCCCACACAACCTCCACCTCGACCGGCGTGGTGAACTCAAAGGCTCCGGCGGTGCGGTTGTAGAGACGCATGACGCCGCCGGGGTGGCGGCGCTGAACCAGCTCGATTGTCGGGTTCGTGCTTTCAATCCCAAGGGCGTTCGAGGGGATCGCAATGAGCCCGTCGATGTCTGGGTTGAGCGTGTATTTGTCGTCCGTGTTGAACGCGAAGCCATGCAGGAGAACCTTGCGGGTCTGGGAGGCTAGGCGCTGCTTGGCGATGTTGACGTCGGAGATGCCGGTGACGGCAAGGGTGTTGACCGGGGCTTGCCCGATGCTCGCCAACATCTCGTTGACTGCTTCGAGCTCCGTCGTCGGGGTGATGTCGGGCATTGGGGAAACTCCGGGAGATGAAAAAATGGGCCCCACCTCCCAGAGGAGATGAGGCCCAAAGCCTATTAGGCCGGGATGGCGCCAGTGCGGAGCTCGACCGCGCACTTGGTGCGCAGCGGGTCCGTGCCGACCATCATCCGCGAGAGAAGCAGGGTGCCCTGCTTCTCGGGCTGGTCGACGATCTGGAACGACGGGCGCTGCACGAGAGCCGAGCAGGCCGCCATCGGGGTCCAGACAACGCCACGGGTCGTGCCGAACTTGGCGCGATACTTCGCCGGGATGTTGGCGTTCGCGCTGTCGTCAGCACCGAACACGCCAGCGGCAATGTTCGACTTGTGGACGTTGATGTCGTCGATGGTGGTGAGCGTCATCGACTTGACGCTGGCGGTGCCGCCGTTGGTGTCCCGGTTCAGGTTCTTATCGCTGCGAGCGATACGATACCACTGTGCGGGAGCCAGCAAGGCGTGGACCGGCTGCGAGTGGATGGGAACGTCCTTGACGTCCATCACTTCCTTCGCCTGCGAGATACCGTCGATCAGGATGTTTGCATCCGCATCGAAGCCGGCGTTCTGCAGCGCACCGCCGCCTTGGTCGCCAGCGAACAGCGCGGGGCCGCGAGCCGACAACAGCAGGGTGCGAAGGATGTTCGAGTCGTAGTGCTCCGCGAGGAAGCGACCAAGCTCGGTCGTGTAGGGCTGGCGAACGTCAAAGTGGTTCAGCAGCTCGTCGATGTCCGCGATGAACACGCTCGACACCAGCTTATCGTCAGGGCTGACGATGATTTCGGTGTGCGGGATCGTGTCTCCGGTGATTTCGGTGCCGGGGGTGTGGTAGCCGCCGGTCGCCTTCCAGATCGCCGGGAAGCGGAACTCTTTGCCCTTCGACAGGGTCTTCGACTGATGCTTGTCCATCAGCATCGTGTTCTTCTGGAAGGCCGTGATGACCTCGCCGCCGAACAGGGCCAGCATCAGAGCGTTTACGTCTGCGCCGCCATTTGCGTCCAAACCGGGGCGGTTCGGAGTGCTATCTGCCATGATATTCCTTAGATACAGTGGGTTGAAGGATGTTGTTGAGCTTCAACCTTAGACAGCCGGGGCCAGCCTTGGTTATCCCCGAAGGGGCCGAGGGGGCGAGCACGGGAGCTTCGGTGGTAAGCGGATACAGGGTGAGAGCCGCCCCCTGCGGTGCGCGCGTTGACGAGCCCCCGTCAGGGCTCAAACGCACCTCTCGTAGCTCCCCCGTCAGGGAGCCAGAGGAGAGGGCCATATTCGATTACTCGAAGGTGTGTATCGCCCGCGCGAAACGCTGTCCCGGAGCCAGCTCAATGCCGGACGAGAGGCTGCGCTGAACCTTCTCCTGCACCGCTTGGGTATAGGCAGTGTCGGTTCCGTAGCGACCATCCATCTGTGCCGTGACGAGCTCGTCCATGCTGCGATAGACGTCGCCCGTGGCGCCGGCTTGTCCGCCCTTCGGAGCAACGAGACTGCCTTCCGAAGGGTTCGCCTTGGAGAACTTGGAGTAGAGGTCGCGGACAGCGAACTCGCGGAGGCTCGGATTGTCGAGCGCCGTGTTGAAGGCGTCGATCCCGGCGTCGTCGAGATTGCGAGAGGCCCACGTAATCATGGCCTCGTAGTTGTCCTTGCCTTCCACGAAGCTGTGGAGCTGCGTGAGCTGCTGCTCCGTCTGGGCGCGAAGACCCGCGACGTAGAGGTCGGTCATTTCCCGAGGGATGCCGGCCTTCTCCAGAGCTTCGTAGGCTTCTGGGCCGAGCTCTTGGCCGGTCGCGAACTGTTCACGAGCGAGCTCGATGGCCGACTGCAGGGCGGGGTTCGAGGCGTCGTTCGCCGCGTCTTCGACCTGCTCTGCAACGGTCTTCTCGACCTTGCCGTCGTTCCGAGCCGGAGGCGTCTCGCCGTCCTGCACGGGCTCCTTCGGTGCCTCACCGCGGCTCTTTTCGAGTTCGGTGTAGCTCTTGAGGAGCGCCTCGGTGTTCACCTGACCCTTTTCAGCGTCCCAGAACTTCTCGGGGACACCTTCGGGGCGCTGTGGAGCTGCCGGGGTTCCGGCGGGAGGTGCCGGGTTGTTCGGGTCCGTCTGCTGGATGCCGGTTTCGGCAACAGCAATGGCCGCGCGTTCAGCTTCGTTGAACTGCGGGGTGCCGCTCGGGGCGGCCGGGGTCTCCGGGCCGCCCTGTGGGATAGTTCCGTCGCTCATTAGGTGTAGCTGACGATGACGGTGCCGTTCGCGCTTTCTTCGGCCGTTTCCGAAGCCTTCTTCGGCTCCGGGCGTTCAGCTTCGGTGTTGTCGATCACGAACGTCTGGTTGATCGTTTCGGTCTCACCGGCCACTTGCGGCGCGGCGGTCGGGACGGCTTCAACCTTGGCGGGTGCCGAGGTTTCGACCTTCGGCTCTGCGGCCGTCTTCTTTGGGGTGCTCATGGGTTATGCTCCGGTTGGGATGGGAGGACCGCCTTCTGCGACCATGCCGTCCATCACGCCCTTCGCCACTTGGGGCACTGCGCTCATGGCGGCCTGTTGCGAGGCGGCTGCTTGCTGTTCTTCTTGCTGAACCTCGGGCGACTTGATGAGGTCGTCGACCGCGTCGATGCCGTAGCTGTCTGCAAGGCGACGGCCGACCTCTGTGGGGTCGGTGATCTGGGCGAGGATTTGCTCGCCGTAACGAGCCTTCATATCGTCGAGCCAGCGGTTCAGACGGGTCGCAGCGTGGTTACGTCCAAGGGCCTCGAAGCCAGTCACAATGGTCGGCTTGATGGTCTCTGGCAGGTTCGGCGCTTGGCCGCTTCGCTGCAGGATGTAGAGGTAACGCTTGATGAGCGGGAGCTGGAGTTCTGCCGAGAGGACCGTGTAGGTCCCGCCGAGCACGTTTTCGAGCTCCTGCGCCATTGCGCGGATTTCCTCTGCCGTGACCCGCTCCGCGTTACGGACGGTGCCACTCTGGAGCAGGAAGGAGTGCGAGAGGCGAAGTTCGAGACGTTCGGCGACCGAGGAGGCCACCTGAAAGTCTGCATACTTCTCCATCTGGAGAGCCTTGACCTTGTCCGCGTAGCCGTGGACGTAGTCACCATTCTCGGCCTCGTTCAGCTCCTCAATGTCCGTCATCGAATTGGGTTCGACGAGATAGACCACACGGGAAGCCAGAGAGGCGAACTGGATGATCGACTTGGAGAGGTCCTCCAGCGACATCAAGTCACCAACGTATTCGCTGACGTGAGCGCGGCCATAGTCGCTGCCCGGAACTGCCTGCCACCGCAAAGCGATGAAGGCCGGGGCGTCCATTGGTGAAGCTCCTTCGGAGTTCGGGACGATGTGGTCGTTGATCTGCTGGTAGTGCCGATACTGGTCGCCCTCACGGAAGACGTGAGTGTAAAGGTCCACGAGCTGCGTGTTTTCTTCACCCGGCTTCACTTCGACTTTACAGGCCGTCAGGGTCTCCTCATCCAGAGCGGAGGGATAGACCCGCTCGTGGATCACGGCTTCCAACATCCTCCCACGTTCGTCCCGCAGGACGACATACTGGTCGAGGCGGAAGATGCGCGGGGTTCCTTCGAGAGGCACATTAAGGAGCGCGTTGCCGGCAACGATGAGGTGCCGAAGCGCCTCCATCATCACGGGGCGAGCCGCGGTGGTTTCGAGCAAGAGGTGGGCCTTGGCGCTGATGCGCGACAGGGCCGTCTTCACCTCGGTCAGCTTCTCGCCGAGCTCCTCCGCTGCATCCTCGTGAACCGAGAGACGAGCGAAGTGTTGGTCGGGCGGGAACTGCGTGACGAGGAGGTATGAGGCGAGGTTGTTGACGCCACGGGCGCCTAGGCTCTGGTAGGGCTGCGAGAAGCTGGAGTTGCTGTCCTGTCCGTCCTGCGGCACGAGGCCGGGGATTGTCAGGTCAGAGTTCTCGCGGGCCCGCCGGAGCGCCGTTTGGCGCCCGGTGGATAGCGTATCGAACCGGCTCTTGGCCTTCGGCTCGATAGCCTTTTTTTCGGCCATGCTGGTCCTTTAATAGCGGTGGATGTTGCGGGGACTGATCCCCCGTCCACCACCTCCGCCACCGGCAACTGGCGGCGGGCGCGGGATGCCTCCCGGCGGGGTGGAAGCCACCGGGCTCACAGGAACATAGCCCGCCGCAGGTGCGGCAGGAGTTCGACCGGAGCCTTTGGGGATGCGGAGGGAGGAGCGGCCCGTCCGCATCGAGCGGGTCTTGGGATCAACTCCGTCGAGATAGGAGTTGCGAATGATGGCCGGGTCCTTGGGCTGCGTCTCTGACGGCTTCGGGATTTTCGGCTTGGGTGGACACATCAGCTTTTCGCCTTTCGTTCTGCGCTGCGGGCCTTCTGGCCCTTCCAGTGCTTGAGGAAGACCACGAGCTCGCGCTTGGCGGCTCGGCGCTGGATGGAAATGATTTCGTCGCCCGCTTCGGGGATGACTTCGGGGAACATCTTGTCCAGCTCGTCCACGAGGTCGGCGGACAGGTAAGGGAACTGGACCATGAGAGGCTCCGGTGTTGGCGAGGGTGGTGGGTAACGCTCCCACGGGGCGAGGTTTTGGAGACCTGCCCGCCACTTAGGCTCACCGACAAAGATGAAAAAATGGGGGCCGCTCAAGCCGACACATGGTCAGCGAGCGGCCCCCTAGGAGACACAATGACAGCAGGAATGTTCTTCCTACCAAAGGGTGGCAGTAATTGGCCTCACGGTGTCCACGGCAGGATACGGCCGTCGACGTAGTCGGTGTGCTTGAGGATGCGGGCGAGGTTCACCTGTCGGATCGCGTCTGCTTCCGTCAAACCTGCCTCCGCAAACGCAGCCACGATAGCCTCCCACCGGGACCCGTAGGTCACGTCGTGTCGGCGGGTCTCGAACTGGCCCTTGCGGGCTCCGCTTTTGAGCTCGTGCTGGTAGCTCTCACGGACCACGAACTCGTCGAGGATGCGGTCGGCCGCCTTCGGTCCAATACCGGGACAACCGGCGTAGCCGTCGGTGGTGTCGCCTGCGAGGCCCTGCCAGAGCATGAAACGCTCGGCTAACTCCGGCTCGATTAGGCGGACGCCTTCCTTCTTCCCATCACGGTTCCGGCAAGGCCGATAGAACCAGCACGGGATCGTCTGCATATCCTTGTCGTCCGAGACAATGATGCGCCTGCCCTCGTGAGGTTCGGTCGCAAGGATGCCCATGACATCGTCGGCTTCGAGACGGGGGATGCCCACGGAAGGCCACTCGGCGGCAAGCCATTCCTTGAGCTCATAGAGCTGGACAGGACGCTCGGAGCCGGCGCGGTTCTGCTTGTAGGTCTGGTCGACCTCCTTACGGAAATTGTCGACCTCGTCGGAGAGACAGACGATAACCTCATCGGCCTTGAGGATCGCCACGAGGTGCTCGATTTCGTCTTCGACGGCGGCCTTCATCTCGTCGAGGTCAGCCACTTGGCTCGTGACGCCGTCTCCCCAATCATAGTCCCGCTGTTTCGAGGCAGAGGCTTGATAGGCGAAGATGTCGGCGTCGAGGAGGAGGGCGGTGCTCATGCTGTGGCCCAAAGGCTATAGGCGAGGGCGCACAATGCGAAGGCGACCATCGGGAGTAGGTGCCAATCTCGCAGCGCCAATAAAGGTTCCTTCCAACCTTTGAGGCTCTCCCAAACGCCCTTGCCGTTGAACAAGCGGCGGATGGCGTAGCTCCGGGCGAAGCTCACGATGGTATAGGCGACCGCGATGCCGATGTTCGTGGCGGCCGAGATGGTGACGCCGAGGAACCACGGCAGGAGGATCGCGTTGGCGGTGAAGGAGACGATGAGGCCGATGACGATGTTCGTCAGGGCCTCCATCGCGCTGTCGGTCTTGGATTGGCTCATTGCTTCGCCTCCGGGCAGGGGTTCTTGTTCGCGGCTTCGAGCCGTTCGACGTGCCCCTCCAGAACCCGCCGGTCAGCCAAAGCTGTCTTCGCCAGATCGAACAGGCCAGCGCCTGGTTGCACCTTGGGGCGCACCGGGGCGGGGGCCTGCACGGGCTCGCAAGGAACCGGCACGGGAATGAGGACCTCTGTGGGAGGACCGGGGATGGTTCGGGTGGTGGCGCAGGCAGGCACCGTCAGGATGATCCCGATGGCGATGAGCCAGCGTTGCAGGCGGGTCATCCTTCGTCTTCCTCCCAAAGTTCTTCCATCGCGAAGTCGTAGCCGCTCCAGTTGTCGACCCCGGCGCTCTCAAGAGCTCGGAGCTTACGGAGGTCTTCCTCGACGTCGGCGGGAAGATCGACTGTGTCCACCGAGTAGGAGACAGGGCAGTCGTCATCGTATTCTTGTGGGAGCAGATCACGGTAGCGGGCGTGAACTTCGTCTTCGGTCGGGCGTTTGTCGAACAACAGAACGGGGATGTCGTCTCCGCTCTCCGTTCGCCCATAGGTGGCGAACAATTTGGTCATTGGCTCATCTCCTGTTCGAGAAGGGTGCGGGCGGCACGGCACTCGGCCAGCTCATCGGCGAACTGACTTTGCAGCCCGAGAAGCTGCGCGGCGCGGTCGTCCTTGGCGGTGGCCCGCTGGTCGGCTCGGGCGTAGTCCTGCAGGTAGATCGTGCGACCCTCGGTGCGGCGTTCGGCGAGCGCCTCGATGGATTGGTTCTGGCTGGCGATGGCCTCGCCGAAGCCCTGCAGGGCGTTCTCTTGGGACGTGATGGTCTGGGCGCGGGAGGCCGCAAGGGTCTCCGCGTCATTCGCCCGGTCGCGCTGGTAGAGACCGAACGCGACCAGAGCGGCGATGATGAGGAACGGCCAGTAGCGGCCGAGGAGGCGGGCAATCATTCGGGTCTCCGAAGGTCGGCGAGCGCCATTGTCAGGTCCATACTGGCGCGCTTGAGGGCGGCTGTGGCTCGGGTGTCGTTGATGACGAAGAAGCTGTGCTTGTCGCTAAGTTTGCGCAGCTCGAAGGCTTCCGCAGCCGGGTTGACCCGGTCTAGGAAACGCTGCGCTTCTTGAGCTGCTCGGATGATTTTCTCGGGGTTCATTCGGATGCCTCCGGTTCGTCTTTGCGCTTCGCCCACAGGGCTCCGCCGGTTGCTGCTAGGATGGCCGCCGCGCCCGCGCCGTAGTTGCTCGGGTCGAACGGATTTTCGTTGAGGACGACGTCCCACGCCGCGAGGGCGAGGAACTGCGCGCCGATCAGGATGGAGCCGATGCGGATGACATCGGGGGTCCGGTTGTCCCGGCTGGAGGTCAGCGCGCGGACCCACCGGAGGACCGTGCGGAACAGGGTCACGGGCGGAGGCGGGTTTTCAGTCCGACCTTTTCGGAGGTCGCGTTGAACTTAGCGGCAACGGCCGCGTCAAGGTCGATGCCCTCGGCCATCGCGATAAGGTCCGCGCAGATGATTACATCAGCGAGTTCCTCCGCGAGGTGCTCGATTGTGTCGCGTGAACCGCGGATGCCGAGGCGCTCGCGCTCGATTTTCTTGATGACGTTACAGGCTTCGCCTGCTTCGCCAGCCAGCTCGTTGCCACGGTATGCCAGCGTGATGCGGCTGTCGCCGTCCCACTCTGCTTGCCGCGCCACGTTGGCGGCCCGCAGGGTTTGATAGGTGCTCACAGGTAGAAGTAGCTCAAAGGCTTGGTGAAGATGGCGAAGAAGTCGCGGATGGTCGACCGCTGGAACCACAGGCGGAAGCCGTCCTGCCATGTGCGGAACGTGGTGTAACCCCACTCGCCCCGGCTTTCGATCCATGCCCAAGGCAGTGCCGACAGGAAGATGAACGGGTAGAGCAGGAAATAGACGAACAGGGCGACGCGGATTGCGAAGTTGCGGTAGATGGCTTTCATGTCAGGTTCTCCGGGGCGGCGGGGCGCCGCGCTCGATTGCTGCGAAGAACTCTGCGATGTCGTAGAGCTCTTGCGGTGTGGCGTCGTTCTTGATGCGGTTGGCCCGCTGCGAGATGACGATGACGTTCCCCGGCACGTAGCCGAGGCGTGGGACTATCCGGTCGAGGGAGGGCGCGTTGTCGCGCTCCCCTGTCGCGAGGGGGATGTGTAGGACGGGGCAGGTCTCCGGCATGGAGATGTCGCCCGCTTCGATGGTGAAGGGGAGGCCACGGGACTTGGCGCGGGATCGCGCCGCCGAGAGCATCCGAGAAACGGCCGGGGTCGGTCGTGTAGCTCTCCGCTCAAGGCGGATGCACTCGCCGCATCGGCCACGGAAGCCGGAGGGGTGCGACTTGTCCGCAAACTCCAGCTCCGGCTTCCATTCCCCGCACGTCGAACAGCGCCTCTGCGGCGCCGGTGCGGTATTCTTCATGCTTCTCCTTGATGCTTCTCGATGTAGCTGACGAGGGCCTTGAGCTCGGCCAAGGAGGCGTCGGCTTTCAGGCGGTTCGCCCGCTCGGCGCAGGGCCGGGGCGTTTACGGCCCTCGGAAGGGCCGGTAGGTTTGGTCAAGTTTCTCCTTAGTGGGTCTGGGCCCAATTCGCGCCGATGTCGCTGGAACCTGCGAGGACGCACCGAACTCCGAGGGCAACCCCGGCGTCTCGGATAGCATCTCGCCCCATCTCTGCGACTATTTCGGCCAGATGCGTCGGAACCTCAATTTGGTATTCATCGTGGACGTTGACTACGAAGCCCATGACGTGATTGCCCTTGCGGTATTCTCCGGTGAACAGGTCGGGGACCCATCCATCGGCCCGCAGGCGCTCGTCGAGGATCACCAGTGCCTTCTTCATCACGATAGCGCCGTTGCCCTGCAGGAGGGTGTTGAGCGCCGCGTGAGCCGAGCGGACGATGAGGATGCCGCCGTCGAGGGACGGGAGCCAGCCACGTTTGGCGAGCTTCTGAACCTTCTCTTGCAGCTTGCCGAGAGCCGGCAGACCTTCCTCGACGCGAACGCGGGCTTGCTTCCCGAGACGGGCGAGGGCCTGTTCGCGCTTCTGACCGGCCGGGTGCTTGGCGTTGAACGCTTCGCGCTGCGGACCTGTCATGTCCTCGTAGATGACCATGCCGAGTTTCAGCAGGCCAGCTCCATAGAGGTAGGCGTATATCCACGTCTTCGCGGAGTTGCGGCTGTTGAGGCGGATGAGGCGCTGGTTGACGGTGTGAACGTCGGTGCCGTCTTCCTTCTTCCCGTCGACTACCGTGCGGCCGTATGCACCCCCGTCGTGTTTCGCCATGTAGTGAGCGAGCATACGAAGCTCCAAGCCTTCGGCGTCGCAGCCGACGAGCTTGTTACCGGAGGCCACTGTGAACAGCGACCGGCACTCCTCCCCGAACGGCACCTTGCCCTTGGCGTTCACCAAAGAGGGCACTTGAGCCATGTTGGGGGTCGAGTGCGTCATCCGTCGGGTGATGGCCCCGAGGGTGTTCACGCGTCCGTGGATGCGACCGTCAGGCCCGACGGATTTCCGCCATGCCTGCTTGCCTCCGGCGAGCTGGCCGAGACGCTTCTCGATGGTCAGGAAGTCCACCAGCAGAGCGGCCTCGGGAATGTGGTCGAGGGCCGCGAGAGTGGTTTCGTCGACCGCCGGTTTACCGCCGGGGGTGAACTCGACCGGGCTCCAATCGTAGAGGGTCTTGAGGCGGTTCGCGATGTGGTCACGGGAGGCGGGGTTGAACGAGACGAGCTTCATTTTCGTCATCGGAACCCCGGCGGTGTAGCCGAGCTTCTTGTTGTCCCGCTTGGGGATGAAGATGACCGGCTTGCCGGCCTTCCTCTCGGGCTCATACCATGCCGGGAACGCAGCCAGCAGGCGGTCATAGACCTCTGCTCTCTGCATCCGCAGGACGCGCTCAAGACCGTCGGCGGCGGCGTCATCGAACAGGAAGCCGTAGCGTTCCTGCATGGCGATGATACGTGCCGTCTCGTATTCGAGGTCGAGCGCGTCCTGCGCGGGCTCCTTCGAGACGATCCTGTCCCAAAGGGCCTCGGTGGTCACGGGGTCCTGCTCGGCGTAGCTCTCCATCTCTTGAGTGAAGGAGTGCCATTCGCCCTCGTAGTCCTTCTTGAGGACACCGAGCCGGAAGCCCCACGCTTTCAACGAGTGGGAACCGATGAGCTTGCCCGTGAACTCGGGCGGGTATTTCTTCTTGAGAAGTAGGCGTTGATCCTTGTCGCGGATGTCAGGCCACACGTAGCGAGCGGCGATGAGGGTGTCGTGAACCTTGCCCTCGGGACGCCAACCGGGATGCACCTTTGCGATGGCGGGGTTGTCGAAGGCGATGACGTTGTGCCCGCAGATCGCCGGAGCTTTCCGCAGGCGTTCGAGGCCCTCCTCGATTGACCCGTCGCTGGGCGCCGGGGAGCCGTCAGCGAAGGCGCCGCCGTTATAGCGCGCCCGTTCGCCCGTCTCTTTATCGAGGATGTGGAGGGTGTGGATTTTGGTCAGCTCGTCGAGGAGACCGTCGGTCTCGATGTCGTAAATCAGCATGGGGGTCTCCAGAAAACGAAAAGGGGGAGCCCGAAGGCTCCCCCGTGGGTTGTCGGGTGGGCCCGACATCGGCGTCTCAAGCGGTGGTCAGCCCGCGAGCGCCTCGTGAAACTGTGCAGGTTTGTTTTGACAGGAGAGCCTGCGGTCCTGTGGTCCTCGGGAGCGACCCGAGTTTGCGCTGTTACTTGGGCAGAGCCGACAGACGCTCACGCGCTGCGGCGGCGTTGCCGAGGCGAACGTCAGCTTCGACGTGCCGGTCGTAGCTGGTGCGGATGGCGCTGCGCAGGCTGGTGCGGTAGGCAGTCTCACGCTCGACAGCAGCCAGAGCGCGGGTTTCGATGAAAGCGTAAAGACGCTCCAACGACAGGATTAAGAACGCCACGAGGCGCAGCAGGAACTTGTCGAACATGGTGGAACTCCTAGGGAAATGGGAAAGCGAATGTTTCAGCCGTCAAGGGGTGGCAGTAATTACCGGGTGCCGAAGGTCTCGGGGCGGTTCCGCGAGGCGCGGCTCGGCGGGAGGCCGTGTTTCGCTTCGAGGTATTCTTGGTAGCCAGCGAGAGCTCGCCAGCAGACCATCGCCCAATGGTCGTTGCCCTTGTCGTCGACGGTGTGGGTGTCGACGAGGTGGCGCAGGATTTTGTTGCGGTGGTCGAGGGACTTGGTGCGGTCCCAATGCATCCCCTCGTCCGGGTGGTGCTGCTGCGTTGCCCGGAAGGACAGCCGCGAGACCTCGGCGAGAGCGTTGGGGAAGTAATCGAGCAGCCCTTCGGCCATCGGATACTCGGTGCGGGCTTCGGCGTCCTCCACGAGGGAGGGCGGGGGCGGTGCGGCCTGTTCGTTTTCCGCATCCGGTTCCCAAAGCGTCAGCTTACCGGCCGAACAGCCGGAAGCTACGCAGTCCTCCGCGGTGCGGGAGCGGTGGAGGCAATTCATGCAGGAGCGCGGGTAGCAACTATCACAGTTGCGCGCGTGACATTGGAGGCCCGCGCAATTCACACGAGCCGCTCGGAGACTATAATCTCTCATCGGCGGTTTCATCCTTGAACGGTTTATCGTCGCTGGTGGGGATGGGCGCTTCGTCCATTAAGCCGGTCTCCCGGTTGTAGGAAAATGCGCAGAAGACGCCGACGGCGTCTCCGGTGAGGCGGTCCTTGAGACCGCGGACTGACGTGGGGCAGTCGGGGTCCTGCTTGTCGCGCTCCAGACCCATCATGTAGTGGGCCCAATAGGCGACGGCGCGGGAGCCTCGAAAGTGCTTCTCGGTTATCCTGCCTCCATCCTCGTGTGACTTGCCCTCCGGTGTGGAGAGGTGGCTGACGAGGTGGATCGTGATGCCGAGCTCCTCGGCAAGACCGGCCAGCTCCGACATCATCGCGTCGAGAGCTCGCCGCTCGTCCTCGACCGTGGCGACCAGAGCGGTCATCGGGTCGATGAAGAAGTCGAGAACTCCCTCCGAGTGATAGAGGAACCGGATGGTGGCCTTGACGTCCTCCCACGAGCGGCTGGACGGCTTGATGGGGAAGTAGAGCCCCTTGAAGCTCTCCATGACGGCGCGGTGCTCGTCCCGGTCGTATTCGGTTCCCGGCACATGAACCCGTTTTCCCATCACCATTCCGGCGAGGGTCTTGAGGGTGTGTGTGGGAGCCTCCTCGAAGAACAGCGAAGCCACCTTGCGAGCCTTTGCTGGCGCAATGCCGAGCTCGGAGTGGTCGTCGTTCATTTCAGGACGCATGGCCGCAGCCATGAGTTGCTTCATCAGGGTGGTCTTGCCCGATCCTGTGCCGGAGCCCCAGACGTAGAGCGCGGCGCGGCGGATGCCGTAGGTGTTCCGCGTCATGGTCAGCCACGGCCACGGGGTTCCCCACGAGACGTCCTCGGCGGCCGCGTCGATGATGTCTTCGAGGTCGATGATGGAGGACGGGCGGTAGGCGGAGGCGGACCACATGGCGTCCACGAGCTCCTTCGAGCGCCCCGCCTTGACCATCTCGTTTGCGTCCTTGAGAGGCAGCTTGGCGATGTAGGCTTTGCCGGGAGGCATGAGAGGGAGCACGTCTTCGAGAGCCTTGCGACCGTCCTCGTCCTCGTCGAGGCAGAAGACGACCTTCTCGAACCGTTCGAGGAACGGCAGGGCCTTCACGATGGTCTTCTTCGCAGATCCGGCGCCGCTCGGAAGCGACACGGCAGGCCACGACAGGCCCATCGCCTGCGTCACAGAGAGGGCGTCAATCTCGCCCTCGGTGATGACGAGCATCTTCCCGCCGTCACGGCAGAGGTGCTGCCCGAACAACGGCAGGGCCTTCTTGAGGTCCCCGAGGACGGTGAAGCCCTTTCCCGCAGTGCGGACCTTCTGGGCAACGACCTTCCCGGTCTCGTCATGGTAGTTCGCGATGTGGCATTTGCCGCCCTTGAACTGCCCGATCTTGTAGCCGTATTTCTCACAGACCTGCAGAGTGAGGCCGCGAGAGGGGATGGCTTCAACCTCCCCTGTCAGGAGCGACGCTTTGTCCTTGCTCGGCCGGCTGGCCGGTTCCCAAGGTTCGTCGTCGCTGTCCTCGTCGACCTCCTGCGTTTTCCCGTAGGTCTCGCACTTGTGGCAGTAGGTGTGCCCGTCGTCATAGACGCCGTTCGCATCGCTGCTGCCGCAGGCTTCGCAGGAGGTCTTGTAGAGGAGCTCGCTTTCGCGAGAGCTCAACGCTTCTTCCGCTTGGGACGCGGCGGCGTCGAGATGGCCGGCTCATAGATCGCCGGGAACTTGGCGTTCGCTGTGTCGATCCCAAGCTGTTCGGCGAGGCCCGCAAAGGCAATGGCGAGAGCTCCGGGGCGGCGGATCAGGAGCCGCGCTTGGTTCTTCGGTTTGAAGGTCTTGGTTTCGAGGGTCATGCGCGGGCCTTCTTATTGCGGAGCTGATACTCGCCGTATTCGGAGCCGTTGCTGTCGGTCTTCCAGACGGTGACAATTTCCTTGCCCTCGGGAACGAGGCGCCGGTGGGAGGTGCGGAGCTTGTGGATCGTGTCGCTCACGCGGTAACGACCGTGCTCGGCGGAGCCTGTGACCTCGGTGATGTGGCCGCGGTTCAGCAGGGTGTGCAGGGTGAGCTGCACCTTCGTTTTCTTGGACAATGGGAGTGCTCCTATTTCTGGTTAAGGGAGGCCCACCACTTCTTCACGTCGAAGGATGGGCAGGCTTTGGCGACGCCGGGGACGTCACGGTGGCCGATGACCTCCGCCGCCGGATGCTCACGCTTGAGCTTCCGAACGATGGCCTCCAGCGAGGCCCATTGGGCTGGGGTGTAGTTGTTCTCGCCGAGGCCCCGCTTGAACTCGGGGGAGCCCGCGGGAGGCGAACCGCCAACGAGACAGACAGCCAGCGAGACCTTGTTGATCTTACGCTCGTGAGCGCCGGGGGCCGTGGGGTCTCGGCCGTTCTCGGTGGTGCCGTCGCGGCGGATAAAGTAGTGGTAGCCGATGGTGCGGAAGCCGCGCTGACGGTGCCAGCGTTCGATTTCTGCAGCGCCAATGTCGCTGGTGGCGGGCGTTGCCGCGCAGTGGATAGCGATGAACTTGACGTTGTTCAGGAGGTTATATTTCAAGGTCCTCAATCGTGACTATGATGTGACCCGCTTCCCCCGGCGCCGCCCAACGCTTGCGCGTCAGGAGGTCGAGGACCTGCGTGTCGTCATCCCACACGTTCTGTGTGCGAGTGATGGCGTCGAGAACGCCTTTGGCGTAGTTATCGACGTCGGGTTTTGGGGCGATGAGCTTGGTGGTGTTCGGGCGGGTCGCGAAGCTGGCGACAGTGGCGAACACAGGGCCGTCGAACTTGTGCAACGCAGTCCCCTCAAGGACGCTGACAATATCGTTGAGATACTGCTGGTAATCCTTGGGGGAATACATCGACACGATAGGCGCACGGCCCCGAGGCGTTATGATGCGCGCTCGGGGCCGTGGTGTGGGCTTGGGTTCGACGTCCAGACGGAACGTCAGCGTGGGCAAGGCTTAGAGGCCGTCGCCCACATCGCCGTCGTCTTTGTCGCCCGAGGTTTCATCCTCGAACGCCTCGACGTTGTCGAGGTCGTCGCCTTCTTCTTCCTCGAAGCCGTAGCCGGAAGCGTCGCGCTCACCGAACTGGACGAGGGTAAGAAGCTGCGCCGCGTTGAGGCGGAAGCTGACGCCGACCGTCTTGTCGTTCGGGGCGTAGTAGGGGAACAGCTCGACGTTGAGCTTCATGGTCGAGCCCGAGCCGATCTGGGGCGGCCGGTCGAGCTTCTTGCCGCGAGCCGAGAAGATGTCCGGCTTGCGCTTCCACGGCTTGTTGGTCTTCTTCGAGATGCCCGAAGCGGTCATCGCGGCGTTGATGATGATGCGGCCAGTTTCCTCGCCGGTATCGCCATCTTCTTCGGCCTTGAAGGGGTCGACCTTCTCGATGGCGTCGACGGTCTTCTTGATGAGGCCCTTCTTGCCCTGCTTCGTGAGCTTCTCGGTGATTTCCTCGACGACCTCGTCATACTTGGCGTCGATCAGAGCCGAGACTTGCTCGCGCAGGTCCGAGATGTCGGTGTCAGCCTCGAACGCGAGCTTGACGGTGTATTTGCCCTCTGCCTTGTATTTGGTGTCGGGGGTGTTCAGGTTCGCCCACAGGGCGGTGCCCACAGGGGTGCGGACCTTGGGGAAGTTTTGGCCTGCCAATTCAGGATACTCCGGTGTGCGCCTCGCGGACATCGTCCTCGAAGGCTTGGGGGTGGACGCCGAGCTCGATGGCTTCGGCGATGTCGACTAGGTCTGGGGTGTCGCGCTCGGCCGCGACGCGCTGCACAAGGGCCTTGTAGGCTGTCACAGCAGCTCGCCCTTTGCGTAATCCGAGATAGCTTCGAGGTCGCCGTTGCGGACACTTTCAGCGTCGGCGAGTTGGCGCTTGGCGCGCACCACGAGAGCATGGGGGTCTTCGCCGATGGCAAGAGAGAGTGCCACGAAGGCAATGCCCGCCGCCTCGATCTGGATGTCTCGCGGCTGCGTTTGCAGGGCGTCAATCACGGAGAAGGCGGCGGACTTGAGGGGCCGCAGCGAGGACCGGAAGGCAATCCGATCCCGCGCCGTGGCGTAGGTCATCATACTTCGATGGTCTCCACGAGTGAGAGGTCGACGAGACGGCCGGCTCTGGTGGATACTTTGAGGACGGCGTCGAAACGACGGGGGGTGAGGCGGGCAGCGCGGGCTGCGTCCTCGGCGGTGCGGAAGGAGACGCCGCCGAACGTGATGTAGGCGGTGCCGTAGTTGCGCAGGGTAGCGGCGCGGTAGGACACCTCGACGGGCGAGGGTTCCTCGTAGTTCACGAGGTCGTCTGCACAATCGTAGCACGAGAAGCGACCATCTTCTGTGTAGCCGTTGAGCTCTGTGCCTCCGTCAGGGTTCTGCACCTGCGCGATGACGGTGTCGCGTTTCGCGAAGTAGCAGGCAGCATCTCCGTCTTGCAGGAGGTCCTTGAGTTCTGCGGTGGCGGCGGTGGTCAGGATGGTGACGGTGCGCCCGTCGCGGGTGCGGACGGGCTTCGTCAGATCGAGCTTGGACATGGTGTTGCTCCTTGGGAAATCAGGCGGGAATGTTTCATCCCCCAAGGGGTGGCAGTAATTGAGGTCAGACGAGGTGGCCTTGGCGGCGCAGCTCGGCGAGGACCTCCTCTGCGACGTGGTCCCCGATGTCTCGGGCGGCGCGGCGCAGGCGTTCGCCGTGCTCCTGCCGGGTCTCGGCGGGGTAGTCGTAGGGCTCGTCGAACGCACTCCTAGGCGTCGGCTAGAAGCGGTATGCGTTGTAGGACAGCGGGAGCATCGTGGAGAGGCGACCGCGGTTGTGTTCTACCTTAACCGACATCAGCGGGCCTCCTTCGAGGAAGCCACGGCGTCGCCAACGCGGACGGTGGTGCCGGTGGTTTCGGCGAGTTGACGGGCGAGGCGCGCACGGGCCTCGGCGGACAGGGTGATGGTCTTCATGGGTGTGTCTCCGTGAAAATGAGGGCCGGAATGTTTCATCCGCCAAGGGGTGGCAGTAATCGCCCCGGCCCCGGATTGATGCAGCTCTGGGAGTATTATGCGAACGTGTATTGAGCGCCGAGGATTTCGGAGAGGTCGAGGTCTCCGGCGGTCGGCGGGGGTGGCAGTTGCGCGGCGAGTTCTTCGCCGAGCTGGCTCTTGAGCTCCTCGTAGAACGTCCCGAGCACGTCGCCCGAGTATTGCTCCACGAAGGTCTCGCGCAGCATCCGCGACATTGCGTCGGTGTCCGCTGCATGGGTCCCGAAGCTGTCGTGGATCACGGCAAGGTGACGGACGCCTTCCGCCTTCGCCGCCAGTGCCACGGCCTGCAGATGGCAGGCGTCGAGCGAGTGGACGAAGTTCGGGGCGACGCCGTTCGCTTGCGCGCGGCCATCCAGCTTCTCGGTTTCGGACTGCACCTTGAGGCGCACACGGGTCCCAGACCAGTGGACGTTGACGTCCTTGCCGGTGAACACCTTGTATTCCTGCAGGATGGGAAGACCGAGAGGCGTCGTCCACCACAAGGGCAGACCTTCCTCTGCGGCGACCTTCGCAGCCGAGCGCAGCCAATCCATCGCCACGGCCGCCGAGGAGACAGTCGCAGAGATGGAACTAAATAGGACGTGAGACATCCAAACGGCCGACCGGAAGTTGTCCGCGCCATTCAGATAGGGAGCCTTACCGGCCGCCTCATTGTCCCGGTCGATTTCCCGAAGGGTCGAGAGGATCATGTCCTGCATCCCGGCGCGGGTCGCCGAATAGCAGAAGGTCATGGTGGGGCGCTTGGCAATCTTCCGATTGACCTTGCCGCCCTGCCACGGGTTCGGGAACGAGACCTCCTCGCCGGTCGCCTTGTCGACGTAGGTGATGAAGGTGGTCGCGTCGGCCTCCTCTTGCGCACGTCGCGCCACCTCCGAGTAAACGTCCTGCGGCTTGTCAGCCGGGAGGAGGTTCACCGCCGCCCCGCCAGTCCGGTCGCGGAGCATGGCGGAGAAGTGTTGGAGACCCGAGCAGGAACCGTCGAGAGCGATGGGCAGGAACGACACGAACTGCGTCGGGTCATCTAGCTGCATCGCCCGGTTCAGCTCCACACAGGCCGCAAGGGCGCAGTAGGGGCTGTCGGCGGTGGTCCAGAAGCGTTGCCCGTCGAGCGGGTTGGCGCCGCTGTCGAGGATGGCGTCGAGGTTCTCCACGACCCACGCGAGGCGGTCGTCGAAGCTGGCCTTGTCCACGCCGAACAGGTTGGCGATGTGGATTTGTAGCCAGCGGAACCCTTGGAGTCCGAGAGGCTTACCGTGGGAGAACCGGAGGAGCGCCTTCTGCCAATCGCAGCCTTGCGGCGAGGGGCCGAAAACAGGGATCGGATAGACCCGGCCCCGAAAGTCCAGCTCGTGGGGGTAGTAGATTTCCGGCTCGTCCGCGAACTTGCGGGCGACCCAGATGCCTTGATGCACGGCGAGGCGCGAGGAGACGAGGTCGGCATTGCGCTGATAGACGCTCGCCGCTTCGCGCTTCCACTTGATCCGCGCTTCCTCGTTGGTGTCGATGTCCTCCGGCTTGGCAGGCACCGGCTCGTCGTGACGCTTCGGGAGCCCGCCGAGCGAGCCGCCTTCGTCCCAGAGATGGGACAATACGTCGAGAACGTCGGTGTTGATGGCCCACGGGGTCTCCTGAATGTGGTTCACCGCATCATAGATCGTCTCGATGTCAGCGTTGCGGAGCTCCTCGTGATAGGCCCGGTTGCGCTGCTTGATGAGCACGTTGTTCGGGCGAGGGGTCAGGTAGCCGCCGTAGGTTGGCGAGCGCCAGCGACGCGGGCGCACCAGCATCGGCATATGGATCGGCTCCAGCAGCGCGCACCGGGCGTGTTGCTTGTCGAACCATGCGACGAGGTCCTCGGTCGCGCGCAGCTTGTAGATGGTCGTCTTGGCGCGCTTCACCATCTCACGGGCGAACAGCCCGGTCGCTTCGATGACGATGTCGATGAGCTTGTCGCCGAGGTTCAGGAGGTCAGCCTGCGACGCCTCGATGCGGACGCCTTCGCTGGCAAACAGCTTCTTGACCGCGTCCTTGCGCTGGCGTGAATAGCCACGGGCTTCCTGCGCCTTGAGGAGACCGCGGTAGCCCTTGCCGTTCTCCGAACGCAGCGCCTCATATTCGAGGTGCTCGACCACGGCCCCGCCGAGGTTGATGGCGACCGAGGTGAGGTTCTTGTCGGCCATCGCGTGGTTCACGAGGGTCCGCACCGCGAGGTAGGCGAGCGCGTCGGGTTCCGCGAGGAGACAGTAGGAGACGGCGGAGTGCCGACGTCCTGCCTTGCCGTTGCAAGCCTCGTGGATGAAGGCGGAGATGTGCTGCGACACAGGCTCGATGCAGAGCTTGAGGAGCTGCTTGCCGGGAGGAAGGTTGGCCTCCTCGTCAGGCGACCCCGCCTCGGGCTTCCACGGGAGCTTGCGGGCATTGTAGCGGCGTTCGCCGAGGGCGCGGCTGTCGTCTTCGAGTTCGAGCTGGCGGCGGATGCGGTCGCGGATGTTCGTCATTGTGTGTCCTTCCGGTTCAGGGATTGGGGCCCCGGCAATCGGGGCCCGAGGAGTCAGGCGCAGAGATGGGAGTGTTTCTCGGCCGAAGGGCGGCAGTAATCAGTCCAGCCCAAGGATGCTGCGGGCCTTGGCGCGGCGGGCGGCCTCTGCGGCGGCGGCTTCTGCGGCCTTGGCTTGAGCCCCGACGGCACGGCGTTTGCCGAGCTCCCGCTTGATGGCGGCGCGGACGAACTCGTCCCCGTAGTCCCCGGCAATGATAGCGTGGAGGTTCTCGGTGCCCATCTCGGAGACCCGCTTCACCGCGCCCTCCTTATCCACCCACTCGGGGTCGAATAGGTCCCGACGGAGCGCGGCGTTCTCCTCACGGAGCGCGGCCATCTCCGCCCCGAGCTCCTTGAGAGCGTCGAGGAAGACCTGCGGGAGCGGCATCTCCTCGCAGGTGTCGGCGTGGGCCTTGGCTCGGGCCTCCTCGTTCAGGAGGTAGCCTCCCGTCTTGCGGATGGCCGGCAGGACCTCCCGCGTGACCCAATCTTGGAACTGGCGGGCCTCCGGTTTGTCGGAGCGCATGATGAGCTTGTAGAGGCCGCTCTCGCTAACGGCAGTCGCCCCCGCTCCCCGCAAACCCACGACGTGAGCGTGGGTAATGATGCGCTTCTCGTCGTCGCCTAGGCGCCCAAGGTGTTTGTGCGTTCCCTTGGTAAGGTCGAGCCCGAGGCACCGGCAGACGTCAGCCGCGACGAACCACGGGGTCTCGTCGAGGTCGATGGTGCGGAGGCTCTGATCGGCGAATTGAAACGTGTTCATTGGTGTCTCCTAAAGTTCTCTTACGGTGGGTGATGTTCCATCCCCCGAAGGGTGGCAGTAATCGGCGGGGGTCTGGGAAGCTGGCACGATGTGGCACGGGCACGATCCTCCCGTCTCTGGGACTATCGTGCCAAAACGTGCCAGCGGGGGTGTGCCAGCATCGTGCCAACTGTCACACCCCCGTTTTCCGGGATAAATTACTGATTTTATTGAGGTGATTGGCTCCCCGAGAGCCATCAGATCGTTCCTTTTCAGTGGGTTAGGGGTGACGTGCCGGGAATAGGTGTGCCATTGGTGGCACGATTACTCCCAGAGACAGGATGATCCCGGCTTTCACCCTTGTTGTCCGTTTGAGGCTGCGATGGCACCGTAGGTGCTAATCCTCCGTTGAGGATGACCGCTCCCCGGTGGAGGTGGGTAGGCATGAGGTGGACGTATCGCTCGGCCGTGATTTTGATGTCCGAGTGACCGAGCCAATCTCGCAGGGAGACCAGATCGAGACCACCTTCGGCGAGCCGGGTTGCGCAGGTATGCCGGAAGGTGTGGAGCTTGACCTTGGACAGATCGAAGCCGCGCTCGGCGAGGTCATCCCGGATGTTGTTCCAGAGATACCATGCACCGGAGCCGCCCTTCTTCCACGGGAACCAGCGCCCGCCGGAGGCCATCGCGTTCAAGGCGTCGAACATGGCGACCACGCGGTCAGTGCAGGGGACGTCGCGGGGCTTGTCGTTCTTCGCGACATAGCGGTCGATCCCGAGGTAGGTTCCCCGGTGCATCTGGCCGGTGGTCGGATCGAGCCACTGCTTCTCCCGGATCGAGGCGGGCCCGAGGGTCAGCAGCTCCCCGGCGCGGAACCCCATGTCCACCGCGATGATGTAGAACGCCTTGAACAGGAACCACGGACGCGAGGGGTCCTTCTCCCGGCGCGCGTCGATGGCTTCGAGGATTGCCTTCTCCTCCACGCGGGAGATGACGCGGTCCTGCGTGTTCTTGGCGACCACGAGCTTCGGCATGGGCGGCCGGGACGTCAGCAATCCAGCCTCCTCCTCGTGCGTCACCCGGACGGCCTCGGTCAGGGCAGCGGAGAGGGCCATCATCTTGCGCTTGATGGTCCCCGGCCGATAGCCTGCCTCGGTCAGTCGGTCGCGCACCTTGGCGAGGTAGGGCGTGTCGACGTCCACCAGCAGCGTATCCTTGTCGAGGTAGCGCCGCAGGACGGTCGCGTTCGACTGTGACGAGCGCCAGCTCTTGCAGCCCTCGGGATCGTCGACGCCCTTCGGCTTGCGCCAGATCGTGTCGAGGCACTCCATCAGCCAGCGGTCCATCGTCATCCCACCGGGAGGCGGGACCCTCCCAGAGCTGCGCCTTTCAGGTTCGCGTCCTTTGGGTGCGACCACTGCCCCCATGCTCGGGTGCTTCGGGTGCTCGCCGGCCAGCCATGCAATGCGCTGCGCCACGGCCTCGTCCTTGTCGCGGGTATCGCAGGAGACGCGCTGGCGCTTGAGCCCGCCTTTGCCGTCGGGAACGCGCACCTCCAGAAAATAGATGCCGTTCGGTTTCGTTTTAAGATCAGCCATGTGCTGCCTCCTTTGCTTTCCTGATAGACGTCTGGGCCCATTCGAGGGCCTTCGCGTCGCGCTCGTCCCACCTACAATCGTCGAGGAGGTGGAGGCGCACCACGCGCTCCAGTATCCAGACAGGCAGGGTCACGTTGATGGTGCGGATTGTCTTCTCGGTCATTGTGTCTTTATCCCTTCTCTGGGTATTTTTGCCGTGGAAGCGACGGCCTAAGCCATCGCCTCGATGATCTGCTCCAGAACGTGACGGCCGCGCGGCGTCAGATCAAAGAGCTGCTCCCGGTTGTCGGCCGGGTTGGTCTCCCGCTTGAGCCATCCGAGAGCGCCGGGGTATAGCCGCGAGGGCTCCAGCAGGACCCGGTAGGTCGTCTTGAGCGAGCGGTTTACGTCCTCGCCGATGGCCTCCTTGATTGCCGTGTAGGTCGCTTGCCTACCGGCGAGTATCGCGGCCGCAGCAGTCACAAAGAAAATGACTTGTGACGTCGTCATGCGGTGCGGGCTCAACTCGGCGGTAACAATCATCGCCGCCGAGAAGCGCGCTAAGTCGCCGACGTGCTTTTTTAGCGGGTCCATCCGGTTCTTTCTCCCCAATCCCCTTCGCAACGGCGCGGAGGTTGGTGCTTCGATAGCGTTGATTTCCAGCATTGTCTTTGCCCTTTTCGCTATGTCTGTATTCGTCAGGGGCGCTGACCCGAGCCGACCTGATTGTGCGTGACATTTTATATTATCCTTGAGATGAGACTATTTTGCAACAGCAGCGTCCGCCCATCAGCGGCGCCGAAGCGGGGTATATTCGAGATGACCCGAATAGACCAGTAGCATATGATAAGTAATATCCTCACCCTGTGCAAAGGTTTCCGCCGATAACAACAGGACCGTCGAGGTTGTCCGCGCCGACCGGCCCGCCATCCTTGGCGCGGTAGATTGCCCCACCGTTCGAGAAGCGGCCCACGCGCTGCATTGTGCCGAACGCGGCCTCGAACTTGGAGGTGATCCCGTCCAGCCAGCGGTTTGCAAGGTTGGCGTAGCCGTTCTCGTTCTCCTTCGGCACCGCCCAATAGGCGACCATGCCGCAATACTCGGAGATGCCGAAGTAGGCGTGGCAATTCTCGGCGACCGCGTGATCCTCCCGGCCGAGCCATTCGGAGCACGGGGAGGCCGAGGGGAACAGCTCGCGGAGGTGCTCCCGGAAGGGCTCGATGACGTCATCCTCGAAGTCGAAGAAGGCTTCGATGTATCCCGCGCCGTCACAGTCGGGGCACTCGACGTCGTCCTCGCCGAAGTCTTCGGTCGGTTCGGAGACCGTGCCGGAGCCGTCGCAGTTGCAGCAGGTTTCGCGGTCATCCCCGAGCGTCCCGTAGGTGACGATCTGGGCGTTGGAAGGTGTGGAAACGCAGCGTCCCATAATCAAAACTCCTTGATTTCGTTGCCGTCTTCGTCTTCGATGTAGGCGGGGTCTTCGGTGTCGA